TAAGATCTCTGGGATAGAAAGTTCAGCGATTGTGAATACCGGAAAGGCGCCAAATCCTGTGTCTAAGCCTTTATTCATCGGAATTAGCGACGAGTCAAAAATCAGGATCGAATTAAAATAAATTTTTACAATTACTAATAATGTAAAAATCGGTAGGAATTAAAAAAAATATAGAATAAATGAAACTGTGCCTTAAACCCAAAGCATCTGATTTACTTGTGATAGATGTGTTTGTGCACATAATTATATTGTTGACGGTTATTTTTACTTTTTACTTTGTAATGATAGCACCTCTAGAGTCCGAGGAATTAACAGAGCAAATAACCAATCAAATCGACAGTAATATGAATACAGTATACACAAACATTAATAAAAATACTAACAATATATTTAACGATATAGTAAAAAATTTAAACTCACCTGGTAGTAAAGGTGGTTTATCTACTTTTGAAATAATGGCGGAGTATTATAGTAAACCCGATGAGAGTACTCAAAATTGGAATTTAATCCCTTTCTTTGGTACAATTATAGTTCTGATAGCTCTTTTGGGTGGTTTCTTTGCTATTTGGGGAACCTTAACGCAATCGTGTAATAAATGTGTCCCGGTAGGTCGTATTTTAGTAGAAAACATTGTTTTATTCGGGCTAATAGGCGTCATAGAAGCTGTATTTTTCTTGTTTATAGCCAAACAATATGTACCAGTTAAGCCGTCGTATTTTATAAACGAGACTATTGCCAGTCTTAAAGAGACTTTTAACCGCGATTCAGCAAATGCGGTTTCTTCACGGTGAAAAAAGACTCCGTGTCGAAACTATAAACCTTTTTTTCCTTCTCTTCGTAAAGATAAATTTTTTTTAACGCCTTGTTTTCTCGATACGCCTTTTTTGCTGCTTTCAATGGAGTTTTAGCTTTGAAAATTTTATCCGGCACGGCCTTGAAACCGTTTTCCACAGGTTCAACAAGTAGAAATTTGATCATTTATTTTTCATTCTTTTTTGGAATGAAAAAATTATTTTACAATTCGATACGACACAAAACCACCTTTCCTAGTAATTGATATTATTTCCCCTGGTCTAAAGTTAAAATATCTAGAAACTGGATCGGATGTCAAAATTACTGGTAATTTATCCGCACCGTATGTCTTTTTCATTTGCAAACTTTCTTCTCTTTTCAATCTAACATGTGGTCTGACTAGACGGTGATCCATAAGATTAAATAAAAAATAATCCTGTGAAAAAAGAGCCACACGTATTTTTCCCGTGCCGTCCAAATGCGCGACAGTCTTTTTTGCTGACGAAGTTGGCTCGCCTTCATGTATGATCATAGCTACATCAATATTATTTTCAGCAAACGTACCGATGCAGCTTTTCACCGAACTTATATTCAATCTACCCTCGATGAGTTTAGCCATAACTTTTTTATCACCGTCCTCGGCTGTTATTAGATTATCGTTAATAGTGATGTTTTTATACTTTCTTGCTTTAAACATTTTTTGAATGTTGTTTTTGATTATAGAATTCATTCTCGGTATTAAGAGATTTTGTTGTGAAAAAATCATTTTTTCACAACAAAATCATTTTTTCAAGTGGTTTTTTACTGTTCATTCGATTGAAGAATCTGACTCGGAACCAGAATCGAGAGCTGAAAATTTGTTTACTGTTTTTTGTAATACAGGTTTTGCAGCTTTCTCCTCTGCTACATATCTTACTGGTAAACTTGGTTTTGTAACAGTTACTTGCTTGATAATTTTCAGCAGCCTTTGTTCCTTATGACCTTTGAGTTTTTCAAAAATTTTTGTTTCTGTCTCTTCATATACATGAATAAATGTTTTACCTTTTCTAGGCTCAAATAATACTACAGGTTTGCTCGAAGTGGGAATCTTCCCAAAATATTTTTTGTCTTTCCAAATATAACCTCTATTTGATGGCATTTTGAGAATATTCTCTGTGATAAATCCTGGTATCTCTTTGTTTAATGAACTTCCGTTTTCTTTTTTCAGATTCGCTTTAGTAGCAAACAAAGTTTTTAATTGAACCTCAAAATCACCTTCTGGTACGTCTACTCTTAAATTAGATGCTATAAAATTTAATACTAAGTTTCTTAGAGTTTCTTGGTCGTTGGGGCGATGGTTTTTGCACAAATTCATGAAAGTACTTATTTCTTTGTTTACGAGATCCGTTGGATCTGGATAAAAGCTTTTAATCACTTTTTCAATCTCCGTTGTATCTGCCATTTTTATTTAACATCCTAGTACACTTAAATCAATTTTTACTTGTCTTTTTCTGGGAAGCTTAGAAATTATTTGTTTAATTACCTCGTCGGGAGGTAAGTTAGCATCTATGATCCGAGACTCGTCAATATTACCCAACCATTCTTCATGTTGGTTATGTATTGATTGTAGATATTCTAAACTCACGTTACTTTCTTCCATGCGGTTACGTTTTTTTATTCTTTCAAAGCACACATTAGGATCGGACCTTAGGTAAAATGTGACTGCTTCCACTGGTTTAATTTTTGGTACCATCCAAGAAAACCAATCACGATACAAATTCCATTGTATTTCTGACATTATACCTGATTCAAAACAATTTTTAGCAAATACACGATGATCGCTGTCAACAGATCGTTCAACAAAAACATAATCAGCTTGGTGAGAAACTTGTTCTAGCATTTTAACGCGTGTTAAAAACGCATAACTCTGAAAAGCGTAAGCGTTTTCTTTCATGTTTTCATAAAATCTTTCAAGTATATTTTTACCTTCGCTATCCTTAAGCTTTTTCCACATATCCAAAGGTTCGAAAATACATTGAATCGTGGTGGATTTTCCTCCAATATTTTCTACCTTTTGTATATTTTTTAGAAAAGTGCTTTTACCTACCGCTATATTACCTTCGATGAATACAATAATCGGGGACGCTGACATTTTTTAATTAAAAAACTCCCGTGAGATTTCATTTTCATTTTTAAAAATGAAAATTTTAGCAAACAAGGAGTTTTAACGAGGATGTTATCAGATAATACGCTCTTTAAAATTATCAAAGAATATTTCGATGCTCGCACTTTTGTTGCGCATCAACTTGAATCATATAATCACATGATTACACATTCATTACAAAAAATTGTTGAGGAAGAGTCTACAATTACTGTAACCATCAAACCAGGCGTGATATACACCGTTGAGTTTGGTCAAGTGCATGTTGATCCACCTAAAATGCACGAGGAAGATAGAACGGTAAGGAATTACGATCCAGCAGAAGCTCGTCTGCGCAATGCAACTTACGAAGGTGCATTGTCAATTGATATTTCAACTAAATTAACAGTTGCAGGCATTATCAAGGAATGCGAGAATATTTCAAAATACACTATCGGGCACATACCAATTATGGTGCAAAGCTGTAAGTGTAATTTGTATGGTAAATCAGAAGCGGAACGAATAAAATCCGGTGAATGTTCTGAAGATCCAGGGGGTTATTTTATAATTAGAGGAAAGGAACGAGTACTTGTATCTCAAGAGCGTGCTGCCTACAATATGATAGGTGTTCATGCTCAAAAAAGTCAATCTAAACACGCGTTTATCGCTGAGGTAAGGTCGATGTCAGATACAACAGGGCATTCAGTATTAATTCAAGCTAAGATCGGAAAAAATTACAAAGATATTTGCTTTTCTTTGCCATACATAAATACTGAAATTCCGGTAGGTGTAGTTTTTGTCGCTTTGGGATTTAAAATCACCGACGTTCCACAGCTTATTTCAGCTCATGAAGATTGTCGCGAATACATTGCAACAATCCTAGAAGAGTGTAATGTAACTGAACAAGATGAGGCGCTAGAAAAAATTGGTAGGCATGCAATGCATGTTATAGCTCAGGACAAAAGAGCGGCCTATGCATCGCAGATTTTAGAAAACGAAATTTTTCCACATATGGGAGTCATTACTCACGGGTTAGAACGAGCTATCTTTTTAGGTACATTGATTAAAAAACTAGTTGAAACAACAGAAGGGGAAAAACGTAGAAAAGAAGAAGGTGTAAACGCAGCTCCTCATCTACGACCTCAGGACGATCGAGACAACGTGGCTAATAAGCGAATCGAAGTCGCAGGTGTTCTTACAGCAAGTCTATTTAGATCTTTATTCAAGCGCCTCGTAAGATCTATTACGCCTTTAGTGGAAAAAAGGCCAGATGTTAAAATTGCTTTGGACAGGTTTAACACAATAACGCAAGGATTTAGAAGCTGTTTCAGCACTGGTAAGTGGGGTGTTCAGAAAAATTCTTATGTGAGACAGGGTGTTTCACAGGTTTTGAGTAGACTTACATTTGGGGCGACTCTCTCGCATTTGAGGCGTATAGTTATCCCTATTGGAAAAGAAGGCAAAAACACCCAAATTAGACAGCTTCATGGCTCTCAAATATTCTTTATATGTTTGTTTGAAACACCCGAGGGTCATTCTAGTGGAATTGTTAAAAACTTTTCTTTGTCCTGTGAAGTTACAAATGGGGTTCCAGCGTCTCTCGTCAGAGAAATAGTCGAAAATCTTCCACATATTATTTCCATTGCCGATATCACTAATTTGAACGATTGCTCAAACACAAGGGTGTACATAAATGGTAACATTATAGGTATTACTACAGTTCAGGAAGAATTATGCACCGTATTAAGAGATCTTAGAGATAAAAAGCGTATAGATCCAGAAGTGTCTATTGCATATGACGATATAGATAATGAAATTCATATCGCAACTGATGGTGGAAGACTTATTAGACCTTTGTTTCACCTGGAAAATAACAAGCTACCCGAGATTGAAGGCGACGAAACTTGGCAAGAACTAATAGATTCTGGTAAAATTAGATATAGAGATCCAGCCGAGCTTGAAAATAATGTTGTCGCAATGTGCCAAGAAAACTTATCTCAACCGTGGAATCATAATCTATGTGAAATTCACCCATCATTAATGATGGGTGTTTGCGCATCTATCATTCCTTATCAAGATCATAGTCAGTCACCTAGAAATTGTTATCAGTCAGCTATGGGCAAGCAGGCATTAGGAATATACGCATTGTCTAACCAGGTAAGATCCGATACAGTTGTTCACATGTTAGATAACGCTCAACAGCCATTAACAACTACTCGTATAGCAACTTTTATGGGTTTTGACAATCTTCCTTCTGGGCAAAATGTTATGGTTGCTATTTTAGCATACACCGGTTTTAATCAAGAAGACTCGATTATAATGAGTAAATCAGCTATTGATAGAGGATTGTTTAGAGTGACAACATATAAAACCGTTGTGTACATAGAAAAGAAAAAAGGTCAAAATTATCAGGAAAAGATACATTGTCCGAGTGGTACATTGAGGAAAAAGTTTTACAATTATTCTAAACTCGGTTCGGACGGTATTGTTAAGGTTGGACAAAAAGTTAATAAAAATGATGTATTGATTGGTAGAACTTTGAAACATCATTCAAAATCCGGAAAGACGGAAGAAAAAGATTGTAGTATAGTTGCTAAAAGCAATGAAGCCGGGATAATAGACAAAGTGATCATAGGGACAACACCTGAAGGATTTAAATTTATCAGAGTTAAAATTAGACTCACAAGAATTCCAGAAGTTGGTGATAAGTTTGCCAGTAGAGCAGCTCAAAAAGGTACTTGTGGGGCAGTTTATCCAACAGAAGATTTACCTTTCACAATGGACGGTATTACTCCAGATTTGATTATCAATCCGCATTGTATTCCTAGTCGTATGACTATTAATCAGCTTATTGAGTCGTTAGGAAACATTCTAACAACCGAAACAGGTGTCAGACAAGATGCAACCTCATATTCTGATAGCAGCACAGGTATTGTAGAAAAAATTCAAGAGCAACTAAAATCGAGGGGGTTAAATCCCAACGGCCTTCACAGGATGCGAAACGGTTTCACAGGAGAAATGATGGACGCGGAGATTTATATGGGCCCTACTTATTATCAAAGATTGAAACACATGGTGAGTGATAAAATGCACGCCAGAGCTCACGGCGATGTTCAAGTTCTTACGAGACAACCTCTAGAGGGTAGATCAAGGGAAGGCGGTTTGCGATTTGGAGAAATGGAAAGAGATTGTATGCTTAGTCATGGCTCAACCGCATTTCTGAAAGAGAGATTATTGGAGATGTCGGATTACTTCGAAGTGGATGTGTGCGATCATTGTCACCAGCTTACCACCCCGAAACAATGTGTATTTTGCGGGGGTGATCAAATCAGTAGAATCCAATTTCCATATGCGTGTAAATTATTATTCCATGAACTGCAAGCTATGGCTCTCAAGATCAATCTGCTCACTGCTTAGATTGGTCTATTAAGAAAATACAAAATATAAAAAATGGACGATCGAAAAAAGTACTTTTTACAATTCATGTTTATCTTAGGTAGCGTCGTACCACTAAGCATTGGAATATTTCTAATAGCTAACGGTATTACTAATCTAAGAACATCCGAAATAACGGCCCAGTTATCAAATGTCGCTCAACAAATACATGAATTGGAAGAAACTATTTCTCATCTAGACGTTAAAAAATTTAGCGATTTGTTTGTAAGTATGAATGATTCACTTGCCATACTTTCATCTAATATTAACGGTATATCTGTTACAAAAGATTTTCCGGGTATCAAATAATTTTTCATTAAAATAATGAAAAATCAAGTTATTTCTATTTTTTCTAATCTCTTGGGGGAATTCGTTCCGTCTGTGTCACGAATATTGAATAAAGGAGTTAGCAACTCTGGGTTAGAATTGGTACGGTTGAGATTGTTATCTCTCCAAAATATAACAAAATATGAAAAAGTCAGTCCCATTTATTTAAATTTCAAGTTTTTTACAACAAATAAATGTTATTGCTACTTGCTATTAGCGCTTTGATGTTATGTATTATTTTTATTGTTAGCATCACTGATAAAAAGGAAAACTTTACAAAAAATGAACGACCCACAATAAATACTATATGGTCTTATTGGGAACCGTTTCCACCTCCTGAAATCATACGTAAATGTATCAAAAATTGGGATTCGGTTGGTAAGTGTAAAGACATACGTATTCTGAACGACAAAAGTCTTAAAGAATATATACCTCAAACAGAAATCGATATAATCACGAAAAAGAGTCCTAATTTAGCCAATAAAAGTGATTTTATTGGGCTTTATTTAATTTCTACTTATGGTGGAACTTGGATGGATGCTTCAATATTTTTACATAAACCACTATTTTCTTGGCTCCCCATAGGGGAATTTTTCTGTTACCGAGCAGACAGATTCTCTGACGATACAATTTGTATGGAAAATTTTTTTATACATTCTCCAAAAGGTCACCCCATTGCTGTGCACTGGTATGAATCCTTGAAAAAGGAAGCTGATGATATAAAAGGATTCATTAAAAGAAACAAACAGAAGTATCCTTTAATTGCCAACGGTATGGGAGGAAATACTGAATATTTATGGGCGTATCTTGTAGGAAAAATTATGTTACTGGAAAACGGTGATTTTAAATCATTATTAACAACGAAAAGTGCTGAAAAGGGACCATACATAGAGACAGTGAAAAATGACTGGGACCCAATAAAAACATGTTCTATCCTGGAAAAAGAGCAATGCAAAGATTGTAATATGACCAAATTATTCAACGGTACGCGTAAAGCTTGTAAAGCTGAAATAATAAAACAGTAATTTAAACAGTTATTTTTTTGAAGAAAGGCCGCTTGGTCTAGTGGTATGATTCTCGCTTTGGGTGCGAGAGGTCGAGGGTTCGATTCCCTCAGCGGCCCTAATATAATTAAATCCCCGGGATCTAATTATGAAAAGAATTATCTAAACAAATTCCATTATTTGTACATTTATTTCGTTTGGTAGAGAATCCACCAAATATATCTAAGAACACAAAAATATAATAAATGTTCGCATGGTCTAGTTGGTTATGACGCTCCCTTTACACGGGAGAGGTGCCGAGTTCGATCCTCGGTGTGGACATTGGATGATATGGCCGAGTGGTCTAAGGCGCCAGGTTTAGGCCCTGGTCTCTTCGGAGGCGTGGGTTCAAACCCCACTATCATCATTCTTTCTCAGAAAGAATGATAAATTATTAATCCCCATCTTCAATATCAGTTAACAAAGGTAAATAACCACCATGAACCCACCTACACGTGTCACCGTAAGGACAAGTATAATTTAGCGTGTCTCTTAAAGAGCATACACACCTATTGGCCGCTCTGGATTCTCTCCAGGACCATATAAAACGATCACGTGGTATCTCCCATGGATTGTAATAACAAGGGCATATATTTGTGCTATAATTGAATCTACCACATCTTCTACATGTGGATGTTGAAGGTACGTAAGTTCTGTCTTCTCTGGTGTTTTCTAAAAGAATAGGCCCGAACGGATTATCACTCCACGCGTGAAATACATACGGACTTCTGCGACGAGTCCTTCTTCTCTGATGTCTCATATTAAAATCGGAAGGATACGTGTTTTCTCGTTGACAGTGAGGACAAATAGGTCTTCTTAATTTAGGAGCGCAAACAACACATAATACAAATTCACAAGAAGTGCACTTTGTTCTTTTTTCTTTCTGATAACACACTCCACATTCTTTAAGATCGGGTATGAATGATAAAATATTAAATAATACGTAACATTCTTTGAAAGGAATGTCTAGGGTTGTCTTTAGATTATTAGAATCTGATTCCAACCAGTTGGTTATTAACTGGAAAACTTTATCCATTTATATTTAGATTATCTAATTCTTTTTGCTGTTTCTCTTGGAGATTCATGAGGTGAATATGTAACTACTTGATCTTTATCAAATTTTACCTTTCTATCCTTATAATATCCTTGGCCATATTTACCGTTCTTAAAAACGTAACCCGGGTTTTTACCGATCCATGTATCGGATTTAATAAAATTAGGCGACTTTTGGGCCTCGAGTCTACTGTTGGATTGTTCATTTGATTCTTTGATTTTCGGCTCCAATGGTGGTTTATACCTTGTATATTTGTCTTTTCGGTAATTTCCTGGAGAGAACCACCAAATGAGAAATCCGGCTATTAGGCCAATCGCTAAGAGTATAAAAACTATCATTTTCAAAAAAACTTTAATGTTTAAATAAAATGTCAATCCCAGAAATTACAGGAAATACAATGATCAGCAACAGCATAAATATACCGTCTGCAATTGCGATAACTGACACTCTTCAAACATGCAATTTTGCAAACAATTTTACAGGTGCACAATCCGTATTTAATTGTACGCGTCAGGACTCAAAAATTTTAGGCGCAACACAATACTACACTCAATATCCCGGGCCCAACAATGTGGTGACCCAAGTTCCGTCAAGTTTTGACACGGGTAAAAATATTATTACAGGCTCGCAGAAAAATGCCTCCAATGCTAAATCAAATGCCGGGTTTAATAGAACTATGCCAAATAAAAAGGATTTCGTAAATCGTAAATTTAATGGTGCTCTAGTTTACACAAAAACTGATCCGATCACTGGACTTCCCGTTGAAAATGGGGAAGAAGTTTACCAAGAAACTGTAAATCGTATCTTAAATACACGTGTTCAAGGACCACCAGGATCAATCACTTCTAATTTATCAGTACTTTCCGAATTCACGGTGACAGCGGCTTCAATTGCCCCCCTCGGCTTTGACTATTTTGGATATTCTGTGGGCGGAGTAACGGGGGATCCACTACCTTCAGGAATCGCCGTTACGACACCTGGTGGAAGTCTAACTCCTGACGCTCTCCCTGTGCAGTACAGGAGTATAGTGGCGTTGTGGACGGACACTGACCCGGGAGCACCTCCGCAGGGAGATGTGTTTTTATATTTAGCAGGGACGGAAACCCCTGAGGAATCAGGTATTACAGGTATCGAAATAGAATTAGAAGATGGTACATTTCTTACTCTTGATGTAGGCTCCGCCACGGCCGGAGGAGCTGCAGATAACGCATATGGCTTAACCTGGGAAGACGTTTATACCGCCCCAGCCGGCACATGGATTCCAGGATCTGAATACGCTGTAAAATTATTAACAACTAATACTGGACCTACGAGATTTGTTAGCAGTCTCATGGATAACGCTACAAATCCTAGTGTAATCGACGTTGATCCCGTGACTGGATTAAAACATTTAACGCAAACTAGAATCGTTGTCGCGAGTCAGGAGGCCGGTACAGACATTTTAGTACAGCCGAATTCGACTAGTACTAAAATCCCACCCGCCACAACTGATTACGTTCGAAGATTGGGGTCAGATAGACTAAAATGCCCTACGGTAAACGGTGTGTATGATGATGCACCCACCGCAGCGTGTAGTCAAACATTTATTACACCGGTATTTGCAGGAAACAATGTTATGACAAATTTAGCTAGACCCATGGTAGCAAATGATAGAATGAACATTACTAATTTTGTAACAGCTAATATTGCACCAAGTATAATTTTACCGCATCCATAAAAAATTTAATCTTATTCTTAAAGAATAAGATTTCTTACCATAACTTAGATTTGTTGTTGTTTAGTTTTCGCTTAGCGAGTTCCTTGCGAAACTTTTCTCTACGACGTCCTCGACGTGTATTTTCCCTAATCGTTTGCCAGCCTCCGTTAGGCTCTGTTACATAACCATGAACCGGGTGCCAATATGTACGCGGTTCAAGTAACTTGCGATCCATTAGGTCATGATATGCTGCTGAAGTAATGTCCATTTCTGATGTTGTACTTTGCATTTTCTTTTTCTCTTCTAACCACATAAATCAATTTGTGTAATTTAAAAACTAGTTTTTATCCAAAAACATGGCTGATAGATTAGCATCCCTTCCAACAGATGAAAACCCACCGACTCATCCTGAACTCCAAATGGTAGATTATCTATTTGGTAAAGATGGTTCACAGAAAAAAATTAACGGATTGGTGAGTGAGTTTAAATTATCATTGATCGCAGGAGCACTATTTGTAATCCTTTCGTTGCCTTGGGTCGATACTTTATTCAGGAATTTTATATCAGTGGCTAATAATGAAGTCATTCTTATGATTATTAAAACAGTTCTTTTTGTGGTGATTTTTTACTTTATTAGCAATTTTTGGATAGTTAGAAAAAAGGACTATTAATTTTGTGATAATAAATGAGTGTATTTAATACATATACTGGGACGAACGTCTATTCATCTCAAATTCAAAAAGATATTATCTCTTCCAATGTGAGTATTAATTGTGATCCCCAATTACGAGGACCTAACGTAGAAGAAAGTTCTCCGGGAATCTTGTCAGTGGAGCAAGCTTTGTGTGATCTAGCGGTTTCTGGAGACTTGACAGTAAAAGGAGCAAGCGAAATCTGTCAAATCAGTTGCCCCGAATTTTCGCTGGTAGTAAAAAATAAAATTGTACTAAAAGCTAAAGATGAGGAATTGCTGATAGAATCTGGTACAGTGAAATTTGTTGAGTCACATATTGAAACTTTTCAAAAGACTAAGCCTACTATTTTAGTAGGAGTTCCTCCTGCACCTTTACAGGAAGACAGTAACGTTATAGTTATAACAAATTCGACTGATATTTCTGGGGGTTTTCAGTTCCTTAACTCGTACGGGCAAATAACTGCCAATACATTGGTTAGAGTAGTATTTAATAGACAATATTCAAATACTGATCACCAGGTTTTTATATCTGCTAAGACCGCGGCGGCAGCCGAAGCCATTAAAAACGGTTATTTCATAACATCAAGTTTGAGTAATTTTCTTGTAACATTTACCGGAGGAAGTTCCGGTTTAACTGATGCCGCTTTTAACTACTTCGTGATAAGCAAAACACCTATTCAGTAATTTTATAGAATGAATCTATAAAATCAAAATCTTCCAGCAATTCTTCACACATATCACACTTATTTCATTCAAAGTTTTACTAAATTTGACGACTCATCCGTCTCTCAAAGACAGAATAATTTATTTTTCCAATCTTCAGCTAATTGTGAATAACTCTGTTTTAGCGCCCATTCTCGCGCGGTTGTAGTTAATGCTTTTTTGCGATCAGTGTCTTTCATAACAGATATTAGGTCACTAATTAGATTCTGAGCCACCTCCTCCTCGCATATATCTTCTCCACCAACAATACCACGCTTTCCCACAATTTCTTTCAACGATGACAATCCCGAACAAGCACATAGACAACCGGCAGCCTGCGCCTCTAACGCGGTAATACAATAAGTTTCCGTAAAGTCTGTCGGGTAAAACCAAACGTCGCTAATTAAAAACTCGTGTGCAATTTCTTCCTGTGTGACCCTACCTCTCAGAGTTACGTAAGGTAATTTGGAAATCATCTGCTTCAATTCTTTACTATTACCCTTCTTATTACTTCCTTCTAAGTCACAAAACACGTGAAGCGTAGTCTGAGGAAATTCTTTCTTGATGAATGGTATATATTTTAATAAATATTCTAATCCTCTTTCGGGTCCAGAAGCGTAGATGAAACGAAAAGGTATCTTTCTGGGAGTACGTGCGAATTTAGAAACATTAATCGCATTACGAGTTACGAATATTTTAGTCTTTTCCACATTAAGACCCTTGGCTACATGTGTTTTATGCCAATTGCACAGACACATGATCTTTTTGAATTTTTTAGGGTCATACTGGATATGCAAGTGGCTTTGAAATTTTAAATTCATAGGTAAAGTGTCGTGGACCCATAAGAACACCTTTCTTACGTTTTTGTGATAAATTAAGTTGTTTGTATCACGAGAAACAATAAGGATATCTACCACGTACGAGTCAATAAATTGTTGATAGAATGAAGAGTCCATATATTGTACACCATCGTACATACCCTGAGTATCGGTTTCGTCGATTAAAAACTTACCAAATACAAAAACTCTGAATCCCATTTTGGAAAATTCCTTAGCCATATTCATTGCCATAATCTCTGACCCAGAACCTCGTAGATTCCCGGTTCCTCTAAGATCTTTGGGACTCCAACAATGTACATTATCTGTTGCGTGAAAAACAATGATAGGAGTTTGTAACTTTTGTCCAGTTTGGGGTATGTTGGAGATGGCATAAACCATATTTAAAAGTCGGGTGTCATTGTGTTTGGGTAAATATGTTTTCAGAACTTTTTCAGCCGCCTTCATTTTTTTCATACCTATTGCCAGGTCTGCGAATATGTAAGGTATCTCTAAATCCTTGATGTGCTTTCTTATGTTATGAGATAACTTCGGCTGTGCTCCGGCTGCTTTTACAATCCACTTATATGCTTTCTGAGTTTTACCTAGTGCTTTAAAAAGTAATGCTACATAGTATGTTGATTCGATTTCTTTGGGGTATTTTTTACCAAAAGCCTGAACAACTTTAGAGCATTGACGAATGTCTGGATGCAAAGTGATAAGTAAAGCTCTGGCCTCGTAGTCTAATGTATCTTTCTTTTCACATAAAATCTTTTCCAAATACGTTTTTGCCGCGTCACGATCACTGTGAAGTATGTGTCTGGCTAAATGAAGCATCATTCTTCTATCATTTGGATACAATTCTAATTCTTCTTCCATTAGACGCCTATCGCTTTCTTTTCTAGAATTACTACGCGCAGACATGTAATCTGTTTCCAGATCTATGAATTTGGCTGCGGGACCTTTAGATTCAATATCAACATATTCGTGAATCTTATGCTTATACCGTTTGTTAGCAGCGGTTCTAAGA